GAAGACGAGTGTTACACCCCTGATTTCAGAGGTGATTACCGAGCTGGTCAGATGTTGAAGCACTCTAGTGGTCCCTACAAAGAATGGTGTCCTCCGATGCGGGATGATTCTTATGTAATTGGAGTTGATGTCGCGGAAGGGCTTTCCTACGGTGACTATAGCTGCGCTCAAGTATTGGATAGCTTAGGCAGACAGGTAGCTTGCTGGCACGGACACATAGACCCATTTGAGTGGGGGAATGTTATCTCAGCGTTGGGCCAGAGATGGAACACTGCGTATGTGATCGTTGAGAGAAACAACCACGGCTTAACTACGTTACGGCGATTACAGGAAGTCGGTTACCCGAGTCTGTTTGTTGAGAGCTCTGTCGATAGTGCATATGGGGATCGCTTAACGAAGAGAGGTGGTTTTCTCACCACCAGTAAAACCAAACCTTTGATCATAGATAATCTCGCCGCATTGCTCCGCCAGGGTGAATCAGGCATCGCAGATAGGGAGCTAGTGAACGAATTACGCACCTATGTCATTGATGAAAAAGGCGCTTTCAATTCGCAACAAGGTTGCTATGATGACAGGGTAATCGCATTCGCGATTGCTTTGCATGGACTCGCAAGCATGCCTCGCGCTCGAGGCGGCATCATTCAAAAACGCTACGAAAGTGTGGACAGCGTAGCCGGATATTAGGGTGAGCGAAGTCGCATTAGTTGAAGATTCGCCGGAGGAGATTGACGGCACTCAAGAACAGGAGATCATGTCTCTTGGTTCTCGCTTGTCTGATGTTTTTACGGAGTACAAAGATTCTCGAAAGGAAACCGAGAACGAGTGGCTCAGTGATCTCCGACAGTTTCAGGGTTTGTATGAGCCCGATGTCCTTGCTCGTCTAAATGAATCCGGAGCTCGTAGTAAAGTTTTCGTAGGCTTGACCAGAACCAAGGTCATGGCTGCATATTCCAGAATCGTAGACTTGCTGTTCCAGCACGGCGATTCTTTCTTTGGCATAGAGCCAACTCCCATACCGCAACTCGATCCTCTGAAAATGATGCAAATGAGAGAAATGGCTGTGTCTCAGGTCATAGCAGCTAGTGGTATGAGTCCAGAGCAGAATGAAGATCTGATTGTTGCTCGACTGCAAGAGCTCGAAGAAGAGTTCCTTGAGGCAGAAAAAGAGATAGCTCGTAAAGCAGCTGACCAGATGAAAGTTGAAATCCATGATCAGCTTATCGAAGCCAATGCGGAGCAAAAGCTCAAGGAAGCTATTTTGGAATCCTGCATCTTTGGATCAGGTGCGATTAAGGCCGGAACTGTCCGGATAGATCGTGTGCAGAGTTATTCGAGGGTGGCAGACCCAATGACCGGCGCTATGGGTTTTGCGTTATCGCAAATTGAAAAGGCCATGCCCGAGGTGGAGTCGGTATCGATATTTGATCTATATCCTGATCCCTATTGTACAAACCTTGATGATTGTGAAGGTCTTTTCAGAAGACATGTTCTAACACGATCGCAACTCAGAGACTTGGCTGATAGACCTGGCTTTGATGCCGATATGATTCGCTATCTGATTAAGAACAATCGGCAAGGAAACCACACTGAAGAAGAGCACGAGCGAACCAGGAGGCGTATAGCTGGTATCAATGAGCATGCTGAGTCTTCAAATAGGTTCGAAGTCATCGAGTATTGGGGCGAGATAGACGGTCACGAGCTCGAGGAACACGGCGTTGAGATGCCGGAAGATGCTGATTTAAGTGAATATTTTAGTGCCTGTGTTTGGTTTTCAGGCGGAAAAGTTATCAAGGTGATGTTGAACCCCATCATGGGTTACAAGATCCCTTACCACATATTCCCTTACGAGAAGAGCCCACATCAGTTCTGGGGTACAGGTGTGCCTAGAATGATGCGTGACTCTCAAGTAACCATGAATGCGGCAACTCGCATTTGGATAGACAACCTAGCGTTGAGCTCAGGTCCAATGATGGAAGTCAACACGGACCTGTTAGCAGCAGGCGAGGATCCTACCGACATACATCCCTGGAGAGTCTTTCTCCGAGAGGGTGGTGATGGATCTATGCCAGCGGTCAGGTTCTATCAGCCCATAGCAAACGCAAATGGGCTCAATCAAATCGTAGAGTTGTTCCGGCGGTTTGCAGATGAAACTACATCTCTGCCGTCATATACGCACGGGGAACAAACCAGAAGCCTCAACAAGACGGCTACTGGTATATCGATGTTGATGGGAGCTGCCAATGTGGCATTGAAAAGCACCATCAAGAATATCGATGATTTCTTATTGGAGCCCATGATTGAGGCTCTGTTCCACTTCAATATGGAGTTTGGAACCAATGAGAAAGCGAAGGGTGATCTGAAGGTCATCCCCAGAGGTAGCACTGCTCTGGTACAGAAGGAAGTGCAATCACAACGACTACTCCAATTCTTGAGTTTAGTTAGTAATCCCATGGACGCGGCGATGATCGATAGAACCCAGCTACTGCGAGATATAGCGCAGAGTTTGGATATCGATCCTGATGAAGTAATTAAGTCTGAAGAGAGGTTACAAGCTGAACAAGCACTCCAAGCTCAAGCTCTCGCGGGAGCAAGCCAAGGCGGTGTTATGGCTCAGGAACCAGGACCAATGGAAATTGGTCTCGGGCCTGTGGCGTAGCAGATTCGCCAACGCTACCGCGAACTTAGAAAAAGCAGACGAAACGAATTTTCGGTTCGAGCAGGGTCGTGTCCACGAGATACGAAATCTGCTTGAGCTAGAAGAACAGGCGAAAGCCGTTCTCGAAAAGGAGCGGACCCCTAACGGGTTATCCGTAATTGAATAACGAACATCCCACCGCGGACTCGTAGGAAGTAAAAATGGCAATAGTAAACCCAGAGCAACTTGAAGCAGAAGCCAAAGAACTGATGGATCAACTAACAAACGCTAGTGCTGAACCCGTGGCAGCGGACACTGAGCAAGAGCCGGAGGAAGTGGTCGAAGAAACGCCCGAAGAACCAGAGGAGAGCGTGGAAGTTCCGGCAGAAGAGGTGAGTGAAGAGGAGTCCGACAGCGGCGAAGACTCCCCAGATCTAGCTGCGCTCGATGATCGTGTCGAGAAAGCAGAACGTGCGATGAAGGGAGCTCAGCGGAAAATGACTCAGGCCACTCAGGAAGCGGCTGATTTGAGGAAAGAAAGAGAATCCTTGATGAAGTTGGTAACTGAGCTAAAGGGTCAACTTGCAGAATCGGCTCGTGACACAGAGAGATTGTCGAAATTGAAGGAAGAATATCCGGATGTGGCAGCACCTCTATTGGACGAGATCCAGATTTTGAGAGACAGGTTAGATGAACATTCTGTTTTGAATGAGAAACGCGACGAGCAGTTACAGCAAGTCGAGCAGCAAAAGCAGTTGGAAGCGCATTTTGATGCTATCCGAGCAGTGCATCCTGACTTTGAAGATGTGACAAACACTTCAGATTGGGCGCTCTGGTTAGAGGAGCAAAATGCATTGACCCAGCATTGGGTTCAGTACGGTAGCTCGAATGATGTGAACGCTGTTATTTCGAAGTTCAAAGTAGATATGGGAGTCAAACCGGCAACGCCGCAAGAGCGGACTTTAGAGAGGGCAAAAGCGGTTGCAGAACCGAAGATGCCTAAAGCTCGAAAGTCCAATGTAGTTGGCGAAAAGAAAACCTGGACGGTTGATGAGATCAAGAGGATGCCAAACGAAGTATTCGAGAAGCATCAGAAAGAAATTCTTCAGTCGTACAAGGATGGAACGATTCGCCGATAGTTTTAACTCTTGTGAGGTAACTTAACATGGCATTTCCAACATACGCGACTGGGCTACAAAATTTTATCCCAGAAGTATTTAGCAAGCTTTTGCAAGCTAAGTTCTACAAATCATCCGTTCTACCGGCGATTTCCAACACTGATTACGAGGGAGAGATATCCGGTCAGGGCGACAAGGTTCATATCAGAACCGTACCAAGTGTAACGATCAACGATTACACGGGCTCTATCACTAATGCTGATCTGAGCACAAGCACCGTTGAGCTATTGATCGACCAAGCGAAGTATTACAGCTTCAAGGTTGACGATATTGTTTCGGCACAGGCAGACATCGACATGCTCGAAGCTGCTTCTGCTGACGCGGCTGAAGGTATGAGAATAGCTGTTGAAACGGCTGTTCTGGCATCTGTTGTTTCTGGCGCTACGACTATCGAAAGCTCCACCACAACAATCACTGCAAGCAACATCCTCGAGAGAATACTTCTCGCTTCTAAGACTCTTGATGAGTTGAACATTCCTGAAGAAGGGCGATACATCGTCATGTCTCCAGAGTTCATATCTCTACTCAAGCAGTCAGAGTTGCGTCAAGCGTATTTGACAGGTGATGGCACTTCTCCATTGAGAAATGGT